ATAGAGGTCGTCGTGCCCATTTGCCTATATATTCCCCCATTCAATATTATATAGTATAAAGTATTTGAAATATAATGCTATATAAAATTTAGTATTGACTTTTTGTTGTCATTGTGATATAATGAAAGTGGCAGTCAAAATTTTACTATACACAGTATAGTATTGACACGGAGAAAAAGTGTGATATAATATAAACAGCAAGGGGGGTGTTGCGAATGGACACAAATGTTGTAGTGCAGTTAATATCAAGTCTTGGCTTTCCTATAGCGTGTTGTATTGCCATGTTTTGGCAGAATAACAAGCTTAATGAAAACCATAAGGAAGAAACATCGAAACTGAATGAAGCTATCAACAATAACACATTAGCTTTGAACCGTTTAATTGACAAGTTAGGAGGAACAAGCGATGATACTTAAAGAATGCCTTTTTCATGCCAATGGCGCTTATAAAGCCGCACAGCGAATAAAGCCTATAGGGATTGTGGTGCATAGTACCGGCTGTGATAATGAGATGTTAAGGCGATATGTACAGCCCAATATAGCAAACGCCGAGAGAAAATCTATACTTGAAGACCTTGGTAGAAATATGTACGACAATCATCACAATCAGGAGTACATCAACGGTGTTTACAATGACATATGTATGCATGCTTACATCGGCTGTAATGCCAGAGGTGTAGTAGAAGTATATCATACTTTGCCTTATAACTTTGCTTGTTGGGGCTGTGGTAGCGGCTCAAAGGGTAGTTACAACTATAACCCTTATCCTCATATCCAGTTTGAGATATGTGAGGATAACCTCAATAACGAGGTATATTTTGATCAGGCGTTTAACGCCGCAATTGAATACTGTGCATATCTTTGTAAAAAGCTTAACATAAATGTTGAAAACATAGTAAGTCACAGAGAAGCGGCAAAAGCAGGATATGCAAGCAGTCACGGCGACCCCGAAAATTGGCTGTCAAAATATAACAAAAATATGGACTGGTTTAGAGCGCAGGTGAAAAATAAGTTAAAAACGACCACAGACGCTGTTAAAACAAAGGTCATATATAGAGTGCAGGTCGGGGCATATGAAAACTACGACAATGCTGTAAAATTTTTGGAAACTGTCAAGAAGTCGGGGTATAAAAACGCGTTTATAACGAAAGTTGAGGTGAAAAAATAATGGTAAAGACTAAAGACGAAATCATGGAAGAAATCCGTGCTTATATCGGTGACCGTGCCGACGACCAAACAATCGCCCTTGTCGAGAACATATCTGACACAATCGACGATTACGCCGCTCACGGTGACTACGACGAAAAGCTAATGGCTGTTGAAGCCGAGTGGCGGCGAAAGTACATTGACCGCTTTATGAACGGCAGTGAAAACAAGACCGACGTCGAAGTTGAAAAAACTGAGGACGACGAAAAAGTGAAAGCAGAGGAAATCAAAATCGAAGACCTCTACACAGAAAAGGAGAGTGACTGACAATGCCTAACATAGACTACAGAGATGTAAAAACAAACTCAAGTGTTGACGTACTCAACGCTATCCGCAATTCTGCTTCGCAGAACTACAGAGATCATGTTCCGCTTGCCACACCTGACGCAAACACTATACGCAGTATCGGCAATGTGATAATGGATTTTCCGGAAATTCAGAATGAATTTTTATCGGCGCTCATAAACCAAATTGCTGAGGTAAAAGTTACCAACAAGTACTATACTAACCCTTTTGCCGTTTTCAAAAAGGGTAAGCTCAATTTCGGCGAGGTTATCGAGGATATTTTCATTGACCTTGCACACGTCAAAAACTACAGCCCCGAAAGGGCGGAAACAACCGTTTTTCAGCGTGAGTTTCCTGATGTTAAGTCGGCGTTCTATGTGATGAACTATCAGAAGTACTACAAGCAGACGGTAGAGCCGTATGACCTTGAAAATGCCTTTATGTCTATCAACGGCGTGTCAAGCTTTATCGAAAAAATCGTTACAGCCATGTTTACTGCCATGGAACAGGACGAGTTTTTAACTATCAAGTATATGCTTGCATATAGGATATATAACGGACTGATGAAGCCGTATGAAATTCCTGCTGTGACCAAAGCAAATATGGAAGAAATTGTTGAAGCGATTCAGACGGTTTCTGATGATATGACTTTCCTTAAAAAAGATTATAACCTTGTCGGCGTTAATAACTTTGCACTCAAAGACGACCAGTATCTTATAGTATCGGCAAAATTTAACGCAAAGCGAAATGTTGAAGTCCTTGCAAGTGCTTTCAACATGGACAAGGTCGAATTTCTCGGACATATCAAGCTTATAGACAGTTTCGGCTCTCTTGATATCGAGCGATTAAACGAGCTTTTCAAGGGTGATGAAAACTATCACGAATTTTCACAGGCAGAAATGGAAGCCCTTGATGCCGTGCCTTGCGTACTGGTCGACAAGGATTTTTTTCAGATATACGACAAGAAAACAGAAATGCGATCTATCGAAAACACGGAAGGTCTTTACCGAAATATGACGCTCCACGCATGGAGAATCTATGCAATTTCTCCTTTTGCTAACAATGCGCTTTTTGTTGCGGGAACACCATCTATCAGAAGCGTTACCGTGTCACCTGCGACAGCTACTCTTTCAAAGGGTGGCAAGATACAGCTTTCTGCAAAGGTTGAGAGTATAAATTTTGCGCCATCAGGACTGACATGGACATCAAACAGCGAAAAAGCTACGGTCACAAGCACAGGTATAGTGACAGTATCGGCGGACGCTGTAGCAGGTGATGAAATAATCATAACTGCAACTTCTGTCTATGACAGTACACAGTCGGGTACAGCAACAATAACAGTTTCTTAAATAATTTATGCGGGAGCATATTTTGCTCCCGCAAATATTATACAAAAGGAGGTATTTTAAATGGCATATATAGCACCAAATTCAGACGTTTGGCTTTGTCGAGGTGTTCCGCTTGACAGCCGCTCAAAATACACTTATCGACCGTCAAGTAAAAACGAACAGTTTGAAGCTTTTAACGCTTATAGCGTATATACTTTAACTGCACAAAGCTATATTAGACATAGTAATAACACAATTCGTGTTGCAATTGCGCCTGACTTGCTTTTGACATGTAATTATATGATGTTTCGCAACACATCATTTGGTAGTAAAATCTTTTATGCTTTTATTACTGATGTTGATTACGTTAATAACGAAACAAGCCTTATAACATATAGTATAGATAACATTCAAACTTATTTTTTTGATGTGTCATTTAACGCAAGTTATATTGAACGTGAACACTGTATAACCGACAATATAGGCGACAGCATAACACCTGAACCCGTGATAACATCAGGACAAGAGGTTATATCGCATTATAATGATTTTTCGGGTATATCCAAAGGTTGCTATACCGTGGTAGTTACATCACATGACATAGAAAATCCTGTAAAGGAAGAATATTATTTTTCGACTGGTAGCACAACGGGTTCGGCAGGCATCATAGTGGCAGGACAAACAAACGTGTTTAAAATCACCGATGGCACTAGTGCTCTTGCGGCCTGGCATTTCGTGGATAACTACATTCAAAAAGTGGGTGAAAGCGGAATACTTGCCATATATACTATACCACGCATTGCTTATACAGGGGATTTTCCTGATGGTAACGGGATACTTAAAAAAGGTGCAAATATCCTTGTAGAAGCGTATCAGTCTGTTGAAAATCCCAAGCCCAAAGTGACTGACACACTAAATGGTTATTTACCAAAAAATAACAAGCTGTACACATATCCTTTTTGTTTTTTGCGTTGTCAAAATAACCTGGGCACGCAGAAAGACTTTAGATACGAATTTTTTAGCTCTGATAATGCTATATTTCGTATAACGTCAAGCTCGGTATCGCCTGACCAGACTGTATATTGTACACCTGAAAGATATAGAGGATATGTTGTTGACTGGGAAAATAGCTTATCTTATGACAACTTTCCTGCTTCAAGTTTTGTAACGGGAGAGTATAGTAACTACGTTGGAAATAATTCCAATCGCATAGTTGCAGGTCAAGCAGGTCGAATTGTCGACGCAATTTTCACCACAGCAGGGTCACTAACAACAGGCAATGTACTGGCAGGTATATCAGGGTTAGCTAGTAATTTTATGCAGGGGGTTCAAGAGCAAGCATTTTTTTCCGATTTGAAGGGTCAAACAAGTGTTTTGGGAAGTCTTGCTAGCGGGTGGCTAAATATTTTATATGACCAAATATTGTTTAAGGCATATAGAGTTGAAGTCAACGCTTCTGTAGCTAAACAGTATGACGACTTTTTCACTATGTACGGCTACACTGTCAACGCCTTAAAAGTGCCGCAGTTCGCACAAGCCCAGCGTCGAAAAGCTTACAATTATTGTAAAACAAAAAACGCTTGTGTCCGTTCACTTGGTGCAACTTCACTAGGTATACCTGACACAGCTATAAAAGATATCCAGACGGCGCTTGATGGTGGCTTGTGCTTATGGGAAACTTTGGCAAATGTTGGAAATTATAGCGTTGATAACAGTCTTTAAGGAGGTGATACAATGCCTAGAAAAGTAAGAGATACGCTTTTTAATTCATCGTTGTTTGAAAATAAAGTGTCGTGGAATAACTACACATACCGACTATATGAAATGGCAATGTCACGGGGTGTATGGTCTGAAATGCCCGACACTATAGATGTAAGGTATCTTGAACAAGTCCTGGTAACTCGGGGAGCGGCTGTGTTTTTTCGTGATGAAGTTTTAGGATATCTGTGCTTGCCCGTCACGCTCAACGGCAAACTTGATGTATACGGAAATCCTCGGGATTTTGTAGCTATATCCGACACAGGATATACAAAAAATCTTAATATCAATAATGGAGTTATCATATACAACAACTATCTGCGAACACCAAATATTTTTGATATAAAATATTACGCAGATAGATTATATCAATATGATAGGATTATTGATGTAAATATAAACGCACAGAAAACGCCTATACTGATAAAGGCTGACCAAAACGAAGTCTTGACGATGAAAAACGTTTATCAAAAATATGACGGAAATCAACCCGTTATTTTTGGTAAGAAAACTTTATCAGATGATAGCTTGACCGTGTTAAAGACAGACGCACCGTGGGTAGCTGATAAGATATATGACTTAAAAGCTAAAATATGGAATGAAGCTTTAACACAGCTCGGTATACCAAACTCGGACATGACAAAGCGTGAGCGCATGATAAAAGATGAGGTGCTGACGGCACAAGGCGCTGTCATAGCTACGCGAAATTCACCCGAAAAAATGCGACAGATAGCATGTGAGAAAATCAACAAGATGTTCGGTCTTGATATATGGTATCAGTTTGATAGTATTGACATAAAAAAGGAGGTATCAAGCGATGAGCCACTACACAACGACAGTGAGGGCGATATGCGAAACGGCGGCAGGGCTGACGAGTGATGTCGGGTACGATGATGTAGCACAAGTGCTAACTGGCGCATGGGGCAAAATCTTTGAAGCTTTTCCTATCTTTGAAGAAGCACACAGAGAGATTTTATGTAAAAAAATCCTGCGACACTACTACACAGAGGAGATAGCTTTTGAAACTGTCGGACTATGGAAATTGGCATTAAATACCAAAATGCAAGAAATAATGCCAAAATATAATGAACTGTATAGTATATCGGCAAACATAACAAACCCGCTGTATAATAAAGATGTTACAAAAGAGTTTACTGGAAATGTTACTGATGATAAAACATCAACACGAACAGACAACTTGAAAGATACGCACAGTGGTGATGTAAAGACAACGCACACCGACACACGCACGGACGATTTGACCGACACTAACGGCGGCAAACTTGTTACGGACACAGACAGTACACGCACTGACAACCTCTCCGCTAAAAAGACTGTCGGCACTGATACGACCGTCACCAGTGAAGCAAGTACGTCAAGTGATGTCGATACCTACTCCTCAGACACTCCGCAAGGCAGTCTTTCTGATGTTAAGTCAGGTAAGTATATGACAACGGCAAATATATCTAACAGCACAACTACGACAAAGGGAAAAGACACGACCGCCACGGACACTACTGACACTACAGTCAACACAGGTACTCAGAAAAACACTTCTACTGATACAGTGACTGACAGCCGTACTTTAAAAAAGACAGGAACTGTAAAAGATGAGGGTACAAGCACAGTCACAGACACAAGCACAGTCGCTCATACTGGTACTGTGTCGGACACGGGAAAGACGATAAGCGATAGTCAGCATACAGAAAAGGTATCAGGCTATGAGGGCAGTGAGATACAAGCTGAGATACTTGCAAAGTATAGTAAAAACGTAATAAACATAGATATGATGATAATAGATGAATTATCAGAATTATTTATGCAGATATGGTAAGGAGGTTTTTACAATGATTGATAAAATAAGATACTGGTGTCATAAGATTTTACCATTGGTATATGACGATAGTTTAAGTTACTATGAGTTTTTATGTAAGATGAATGCAAAGCTTAATGAAGTCATAGACAGCACCAATGGGCTTGTGGAAGTTTGGGAAAAATTTCAAGCTGAACTTGAAAAAGCTTGGCAGGACTATAAAAGCGCTTTGACAGCTGAGTGGACTGACTATAAAGCTGAGATGGACTTGAAGTATGCGAGTCTTGTCGGCACTGTCAACACTGAAATTAATGCTATGAAAAACGATATATCAACATTTAAAAATGATATATCAACACAAATAAATGAATTTGAAACAAAGGTTAACGGGGACTATGCCGAGTTCACAGCGGCTATAGAGGAAAAAATAAACACCTTTATAGCAAAGTACAATGCAGAAATCGCAAAAATTCCTGATGAAATTACGACACTTGTCAATGCGTGGTGGCAAAATGTGGAAAATTATAACAAGCTTGTCACAGATGTTGCCGCCGCTATAGGCACGACACTGTCCTCGGGTGCTGTGACTTTCTCGACAGTCGGGGCTATGACAAGTGCCACAGCGGCTACTCTCCCAGTAAAAACAATTGCAGTATGCAGTAATTACTATAATACAGACGGAATATATACCTTATGGGTTATAGTATCGGGTGACGTTTCAGACGGTGTGTCACGGCTGGGTATAGGAAACGGCGTGACCATCGACCGTACAGCTATACTACTATCAGAGCGTAACGCAGACACTCTCGGTCTAAGAGGTGCTTCCGCACTATCACTTGAAAGAAAGCTTTTGACTATGTGCAAAAACAACTACAAGTACCTAAAAATTACCAGTAACGGGCTGAGTATACCTATGCCGAGTGCCGCAGATGTAGGAAGCGCTTCTATAACACCGCTTGCTATCTATGGTACAAATAAAAAAATTTCCACTACACTGACTTTCAAAACAGGCGATTGTAACACTGTTGAAAGTATTTCAACGCTTAGCCTTACTATAAGCGGTCAAGGTGCAACCACGTTTATATCACGGTGTGCTATACATGACTGCGATGTTATCCCTCAGATAAATGTGACGTTTAATCACGTTGACTTTGATACAGTTTGGTGGCGGAGTGACGGACTGACTTTTGCACCTATCGACACTGATAGTAGACCTATGGTAAAAAACTCCCGCTTTTCCTTAGTAACTAACCAAGTTAAGCTTATAGCTACTGCCTTTAACCCTAAAGGTATCGCCTTTATAAACAACAGTTTTTATCTGGATAGGGGCGCAGAGTTAGTTTCTTCTTGGGCTTTCCTTGATATAGACGGTAACGCTATGCCTATAACACTGCGTGATAACTTTTGTTATACAGGCTCGGAAGCTTCTGCCACTACTATCATGGTGCTTGCAAACTGTAAAAATTTTGTGGAAACGGGCAAAGTCCTTATATGCGAGGGCAACAGAAACGAGGTCGGCGGCGTTTCACATCCTTACACTATGTTTACTGGTGATATACCTTCTGATATAGTGTATGTCAATAACGCTATACGTTTCGGAAACACATATGCTTTGTCTGATATACCAACAACAGGAAGCTTTGAACCTGCACGAGTTATGGGAGTGACACACCCTATAGGATATCTGCGTACAGCGGAAAATCAGGCTGTAGTTCAAGGCACACCTTTAACCCTGACATACCCTAGAGTCAGCTACTGGACAGCAGATGAGGGCGGCGGCATAAGTCTTTCAAGCGACAAAAACGCTTTATACAAAGTGACTTTTAAAGGTATTATGGCTGTGTCGGGGCAGGTAGCCGCAGGAAACGTAAAAATTTCGCTAAAAGGACTGGCTACAGATAGCCGTACTTTCACACTACTATCTAGTATGGAGTATGCACCGATATCTTTTGAATTTTACTGGGGTACTGGTGGCGGCTTTACTGTCGAGGTAAGCTCAGAAACAGAAAACATGACAGTTATTATAAGAAAAGCGGAACTGCTTATAGAACGCTTAAAATAATGTTCTACGTGGAACATAGCCCCGATTCGTTCGGGGCTTTTTCTTTTTCACATAACTTTCACAAAACGGTCATACAGTTTTCGCAAAAGGGGTGTATTATATAGACAATGAAACGAGAGGTAAGACCTCAAAACACAACGACAGCCCAAAGGGCAAGGAGAAAAAAGAAATGGCAACAGCATATTTTGACAACGAAGAGTATCATGGTGAGTATAACGAAAACAGCGGCACACTGACAATAACAAACTCATATACAGGCGAGATATATATTGCGCATTACTGTAACAAGTACACTGCTAAACGCGGTTTTGGACGTATCGTCAGAGATATGCAAAATGCTGGCGAGGGTTAAACCTCACTAGTGTGGCAAGTTAAGGAGGTGATACAGTGACAGATAGAATGTTAAAGCAGTCCCCAACAAAAGCCAAAGAGAGTTGTTATAGCACTCTTTGGAAAGCTGTCATACTTCAAGCAGTGCAGGACTATCGCAAGAATCCCGAAATGCGCGCAGAAGTCACTAGATTTTTTCGTTCTGAGTACTTCAGATCTATGACAAGCGTTGACGGGGAGTGCATAGTATCGCGCTTACAGTCGGAAATAAAAAAGGGGGGTCAAAATGACAAGACCGACACGATGTATTGACGCAGTAATTAAAGACTGTGCAAACTGCCAATGAAGCCCTTCTAAAACTTGAAGTTGTCACTGTTGTTTCAATTGTAAACACCGAAACAGAAGGCTCAACAACCTTCATAGACAAGAAAAAATAAAGGCTTCTGAAGCGTTGAGCCTATCAGCGCTATCCCAGCCCGAAAGGGTATAAAAATATCGCCAAAAGTGGGCGACTATAAGTACACTTGCTTTGATGACAGTCTTTCTTATACCGTAAAGGACTATATTCTAAGCCAAAGCGAAATACCAGTAGCCCGACCGACTGTGACAGGTCGGGAGAAAGAGAGTTTTTATGTTAAGCACAAAGAACATAGGCACAATGGAACTTTTCAACGCAAAGAGCGCAAGCATAGCTTTGCAGACAGTCAGCGAAACACTGACAGTCACAGGTGCGGCTATAGCTGACAAAACAAACACCGAAAGCGGAGAAATTTCAGAAGTAGGTTACATTTTCGACAAGGACGGAAATGTATACGGCACGGTATCAGCAACAGTCATTGATATGTTGCCTACTCTTATCGTCCTACTTGATGAAGTAGGCGAACTGCCTATGACCGTGGTACACCGCACGTCGAAGAGTGGTAGAGAGTTTATCAGCCTACAGATTATTAAGTAAATGTTCCATGTGTAACACAGCCCCGATTCGTTCGGGGCTATTTTATAAAGGGAGGAAGAAACATGACAAAAAAGAAAAAAACATTAGCCCAGCAGTATGAAGCACAGCTTACACGTATCGAAAAAAGATTGATTGAAATGCAAAAGCGCGGCTACACGGTCGTCGGCAATTTTCAGCACACGACACCTAAAAAAGTCACCAAAAAGATGGTTGACGACTTGAAAGCCATTACACCTAAAAGCCTTGCAAGGCTTTCAGACAAAAACTACACGATAGATATAGGTAGTAAAAAACAGCTTGTACAGAAAGTAAAGCAGTCAAAGAAAACAGACTACAGAAAAAAGACCACAAGCGCAAGACCTCCCAAGCCGCTACCAGCTCGTAAAACTCGTGCAAAGACAGCCCCTCCCATAGACGAAGGTGAAATGATTTTTCAACGCATACAGCAGGTGCTTGAAACGCCGTATGATTCGGGACTGAATACACCTCCGTGGAAGTACACAGAAAACCTAGCTGATGTGCGAGGGCTTCTGAATCAAATTATCTCACAAATTGGTAAAAAAGGTGTTATTCATCGCTTTGCGACCGCAGGTGAAGTGGCTGTAGAAGCTGTGGAAGGATATGTTTTCAGCTCAGATAGCGAAGCAGGACACCTGATCTCATGGTATACTTTTGTCGAGATTTTGACCGCAGGAGATATCCCCGAAGAAGTAAATGAAAAATTGACAGAGTTATCAGACTGGAGTGATAGCGTGTGATAGCTACATACATGGCAGACTTTGAAACAACTGTATACAACGGTCAGACTTTTACAGAGGTTTGGGCGTATGCGTGGTGTAGGCTCGGCTCGGAAAATGTTACTATCGGTGACAATATATATGACTTTTTCAATGATATGATAAATCAGGCATTTGATAAAAATATTATTGTGTTTTTTCATAACTTAAAATTCGATGGCTCGTTTTTATTAAATTTTATGTTGTCACAAGATACTTTCAAGCAAGCTACATATCAAGATAGACACGGTGACTGGCACTTCAAGAAAAGCGATGAGCTTAAAAACGGCGAGTTTTCCTACATGATATCTGATATGGGGCAGTGGTACGATATCGCTTTAAAGTGGCACGGACACTTAATAACATTTCGTGACAGCTTGAAACTTTTACCCTTTTCAGTGGCAAAAATTGGTAAAGACTTTGGCACAAAACACCAAAAGACCTCTATCGAGTACACGGGTGAGCGCCACGCAGGAGGAGTTATCACAGACGAGGAAAGGCAGTATATCGCAAATGACGTGCTTGTCATGTCAGAAGCTTTGCAGATTTTTTTCAAGCTTGCGGAAAACAAAGCGACTATCGGGGCTTGCTGTATACACGACTTTCGCAAAATGACGAAAAAAGAGGAGTGGGAAGCAAATTTCCCCGATATGTACGATGAACACATCGACCCTAAAGCCTTTGACGCAGAAAATGCCGACCAGTATATACGAAAAAGTTACAAGGGCGGTTGGGTGTATGTAGTAGAGGGCAAAGAAAACAAAATTTTCAGTGATGGTGTGACGGCAGATGTCAACTCGCTTTATCCCTCTATGATGTCAAGTCAATCGGGGAATTTTTACCCTGTCGGCGCTCCGAGATTTTACAAGGGCGATACTATACCTGAACAATATCTTGATAAAACAAAATATTATTATTTTGTGAGAATAAGAACACGTTTTTATTTAAAACAAGGAAAATTGCCATTTATTGTTATAAACGGCAATTGGAGATATCCGAGTAGAACACCTCTAAAATCCTCTGACGTGATAGATGAAAACGGCGAGTACTGCGAGTACATAAGGTCTGAAAATGGAGAGATTGAGGACACCAGTGTTATACTTACTTTGACTTGTACCGACTGGGAGCTTTTGCAGGAGCATTATAATTTAATTGACTGCCAAATACTGGATTATTGTGTATTTAAGTCCGCAATCGGTATTTTTGATACATATATAGACAAGTATTCAAAAATCAAAAAAGAAAGTAAAGGGGCTAAAAGACAGGTCGCAAAGCTGTTTTTAAATAACTTATATGGGAAAATGGCACAAAGCACCAGTTCAAGTTTTAAGATAGCAAGACTGTCAGACGGGGTGCTAAAGTTTACCACGCAGAAAGCAAACGACAGAAAGCCTATGTATATACCGATAGGTTCGGCGATAACTTCATATTCAAGAGCTTTTACCATAAGAGCTGCGCAGAAAAATTTTCATGTGGCTAGTGAGCGTGGCTTCATATATGCGGACACAGATAGCATCCATTGTGACTTGTCACCTGAGGAAGTACAAGGCATAGAGATACACCCCGTTGACTTCTGTTGTTGGAAGCTGGAAAATTATTGGGATAAGGCAATTTTTGTAAGGGCAAAAACATATATTGAGCATACGACCCATGAGGACGGTGAAAAAGTTGACCCATACTACCTTATCAAGTGTGCAGGTATGTCAAAGGGCGCAAAGGAAAATTTTAACAATATGCTTGTTTCGGGTAAGGCAAGTTTGACTGATTTTAAAGTAGGACTAGAGGTAGAAGGAAAATTACTACCCAAACAGATTAAAGGCGGCACACTTCTAGTTGAAACAACATTTAAAATTCACGACAAAAAGCAAGATAAGCGTTAAGGTACTGTGCCTTAACGCTTTCTTTATACAGCCTATTCCGTATCGGTCAACAAAGCGGGTGCAAAACCGAAAGTACCTTACGGCGGTTTTTATGCCGTGCGTCCGAAGCGTACCAATATTTAACACAGATAGGCAGACTGTCAAAATTATTTATATGAAAGTGCCATTAACACAGCACTTTTACAAGCAAGATCTTTGAAGCGGAAATTGCCGTTGATGAAGTACCGCCGCATACGCTCTTTGATGAATCCCGCACCGCCGATAAGTATGTACTGTTCGGTGTGGTCTTGTACCGTGGCACTTATCTTGACCGGGTAATCATCATCGACACGATAATCACAAGTCATGACATTTTCATTTGTATATATCCATATCGCATACTTGCGACTTTCAAAGCGTATAGTTGCAACATACTGTCCACGCCCTTTAGGTAAGGTTAAAAACGCTTCATTATCACGCAGATACACGCTTTCTGAGCTATAGTCACTATAAGACACAGCAGAAAAGGCACGATTGAAACCGCTAGCCTTTTGCGCCTTTTGAGCGCTTTCATTAAAGTTTCTCTCTAAAACCCACCCGTCACCACGGAGAAATTTTGTCTTGCTATTTAAGCGTGTCACGACCCCAAGGGCGTTATAGTATGGGTTAAGAAGTGACACCGAGTTACTACACATATAGACAGGCACATAACGTACTTGCTGATGTTCTCCACGGGCTATAGAGGTGTGTATACTAAAAAATTTGTTTAGTTCATCAGGCACATAGCCGTTATTCTCGGGTTGTATTTCATCAAAGAAAATCGATGTTATATCGTTGAAAAGGTGCGAGCGGCGCTTGATAAACTCAGCGGAATTTATCGGGATAAGATAGCCACACGCCTTGTCATTTAGGTAAAGTTCACAGTATTTTTTTTCTATCATCTTCTGCGTAAGCTCATATTCAGGAAAGAAAAGACCTTGCACAGACTTGAAAAAGGCTTCTGCAAAATTCGTTGCTTCATATTGCCACCTTACCAAAACCGCAAATTTTTCATCGTGCTTAATAAAGCGGTCAATCAAAAATTTAGCAAAATCGGTTGTTTTACCTGCGGTACGGTTACTCTCAACTATGAAAATTTCTGGACGGTTGCCGTTGATATCAACACTATTTCTCAGACGGTCGCCATTATAGTATATCAGTTTTTCTTCCATTGTCTACGCTCCACTATTTGTATAACTTCAATTTCGCTTGTACGAGCTTCCAAGGCGGCTTTAATGCCGTCATAGGGTAATCTATCCTTTGAACGGTAAAGATGCGTTTCAGCGCATTTAACACCGTTTATACGTGTTTCTATCCAGTAGATAGACCAGCCGTGACTAAAATAGTAATTTAATTCCGATGGGCTCATAAAAAGTAGTTCTTTATCTAAAGTGTCAATAATTTTCTTTTTCATTGGAAAACCTCACACGAATTTTTATTTATATTATATCACACTTTTTTCTCCGTGTCAATACTATACTGTGTATAGTAAAATTTTGACTGCCACTTTCATTATATCACAATGACAACAAAAAGTCAATACTAAATTTTATATAGCATTATATTTCAAATACTTTATACTATATAATATTGAATGGGGGAATATATAGGCAAATGGGCACGACGACCTCTAT